TTGTCCTGCATTAAGTTCTGTTTCTGTATAAAAGAAACTGCCTAACGATAGCATACCACCTGCACCACCTGCACCCCTTAACTCTTCCATATTAATGGATTCCAAATTACCTGTAGTAATTCGCCCTAATATAGAATCTGCACCTATATCTAAATGAACAATAGTCCCTGCTGGATTAGTTATTAATACTTGATTTTTATCATTAAATGTTGAAGCTAATATATAATCAGCAGGATTAACATCACAATCAATTGTTATTGCTTTCCCTGTTCGACTAACTGTGATTTCAGTACCACCTATAAAATCAACAACGCCGTTTGCTCCTGAATAAACCCAATCTGCTTCTGCTGGTGTTGCTTCTGAATTTACTTTTACTATCCAATGATCATAATCATCATAAATGCCATCTAATGCCCCTCCATCAAGATCAACTTTTGTATAATGTAATCCAAATTTAGTATTGAGTTCCGTTTCAGTGTAATAAAGGTTGTTTAATTGGCCACCGTCTAATACTGTCTGCAAATAGTATAATCCTCCGCTACCCCCTCCACCCAAACTTACTCCCGTACTTGCCCCTGTTCCGGTGCTTCCGATTTGTTTATCCCTTCGAACTGATAAAAGGTTGGTTTTTGTAACGGCTATGCTCATGCTATGTCCTCCCTTGTATCTGTTAATTCTACCATTACAACTGAAGTGGACTCTTTCCTATCGTTATATGTATTTGAAACGATATAAAATGATTTGTCCGGTAAATGTGTAAGGTCTTGTATTAATTTCATGTCTAAGGTAAGTCCGTAATCTACTACATTTAATACCCCTGATAATCTGTATCTTGAATTTTGGTATTGACTCATAAATGATTGCAGGGTTAATTCAGATGTTGTGTATAATGTTCCCCCGGCTCCTCTATACAATCCGGTTATATTAGTGCCTATTGCCGTCTGAGAATCTGTTTTTAATGATCCACGACTCGCCCCACAAGTTCCTATCCCTGTTGTCGTTTTAATTACTTTACCTTGTTTACCTGTTAAATTAGTTGATAAAATAGCCTTTTCTTCTACACCATTATTACCTACATTTTCACCTGTATATGTATTTAGTATTTCTACTTTGACTTCTCTGATGAAAATCCTTTGCATATGTTCTTCATTAACAACTGGCAATATTTGTTGTCCGACAGCTCCTGCCCATCCACGTAATGTATCTAATATTTTAATACTTATGCCTCCCTGTATTAATACTTCTGAAGTAGCTATCCCTAACGGAACAATTATGCTGGCTGTGGTCCAAGTATCATTAATTCTACTATCTGTTACATCAGCTAAATCCACACCTTCTTGCCTAACAAACATTGCCTGTAAATAAGCCCCATCCTCTGTTGTTTCCCATACATTGCCACTCTTCCAATACTTATCACCAACTTTTATACTTAAAGGTATCTGGACTTGTTGTATATCGTATGTTGGAACATCTTCATATATATTTATGCCATCCTCTTTAGTTTGTATATAAACCTCAAAACTAACTTTTAATTGTATTCCACTGTCCTGGGTTAAATTGGAATGTGAAAATGTATAGCTGGCCGTTTCGTCTGAGTCACTTAGCACAATAAAGTACAAAGGAGTATCAGTTGCTTCCTCTTTAATTGCCGTTCCCATGTCTATATCCGAGTACGTCCATCCCGTGTACTCAATAGCTGCATTAACCCACCACCCAGTCATATCTACCCAAGTATCCCAATCTGTAGAACAATTATCTTCATCACTAAAATCATATGTAATATCGTTAAAATTATAAGGATCATATTTAATTGATATCTCATTCATTGCCGGAACAATATCTAACGTCGTTCCGGTTTTATACCATTTTATATCCTTATTAGATATGTCTAAATAACCACCCACGTTTGATTGTGTTTCGCTTCCGAATGTAGCACGACTATATGATTTGCCTTTACTTACATCGTGTAAGTTTATTGGGTCAATAATATATATATCATCTGCTTTGAATCTCATTGATAAACCTAATCCACCCCATATGCTATTTAATACTTCTCTACAAGACATTGCTTCACCTTTTTCATCAATAAAATTTTCATTATTTATTGTAAGATATAGAAATGGGTTAGTAGTACCAAGAGTATTAATTGCTAAATCATTTGATGTATATATTGTTGAATAACTTGTACCTAATTTATTTAAAATATTATCCATTATAGTATAGTATTCTGAAAAACCACTATAATTATTAGCTCCGTCTTTATATTTTATATGATCCAACAAAGCCATCCCATCGTTACATTGTAGAGTGATGGGCATCCCTCTGGAGGTGCTGTAATCCTCACTATATATCTCAGCATTAATAAAACCTTGCCACACTAAAGTACTTCCACTAACACCATCATATATGTTGACTAACCACTCTTGTGGATTAGAAGTAAAAAATCCCAATGTAGATAATGGGGTAACAAGTAAGTTAATATTTGCCCCAGTGCCTATAGTAGGTTGAAATATATTATTAACATCACCGGTGGTTGTAATCTCTAACGGATTCCCACTAGCAACTAGGTTTACAATAGGAGAAGCTTCTGCTACATCTAATTGTAAGAAATCAATTGTAGTTATCCCTCCTGAAAATCTTCTATACTCGGTTCTATATTGAATACCATATGCCATGTCTAACTATATGAATTAGTTTGTCTTTCTATATTACTTAATACTCCTTTTAATGTGGTCCCTTCTATTTCAAATATAACCTTTTGGGAACCACTTTGTCCTCCAAGCTTGTCTAACCCTAACTGAGCTGCCGTTCCTATAAATTCAGGGTTTGATCTTGAAATATTTGGAGCTTCTCCAACCATTGCTAAAGTTGGTCCACTGACGGCCCCACCAGCGGCAAACTTTTGAGCTGCAATAGCTGCTATTTGAATTGCTCCTGCTGCGGCAATCAATGGAATAACAAAAGGAGATAATACCCCTGTTTGCCCCAATACCTTTGTAATAGCCAAAGCCGTATTAATCATGGCCAATCCTATTGCTATTGCTTTTTCTCTGAGGGCAAACTTTTTCTCTATTTGTTCCCGCTTCTTGGCATTATCCCCAACCATTGAAAGTTCTTTTTCCTTTTGAACCCTCCATAAATTGCCAATAGAAGATAACATATTTCCAACCAAGTTTAAATATTCTGCTACTTTATCCATTTTTTCTTTATCATAGACCTGCCGTATTGCTTTCAACCTCTCCTGAGTTTCCTTTTCAATATCCACCAAATCATCTGCCATTTGCTGAGCCAATGATAACTGTTCATTTTGCATACTTACCAAGTTGGATGTATCAGTCAGCCAGAATGGTTTTGTCTGCATTTGTGTTTCTAATGGTATTGGGGCAACTCCTGCTCCTGTTCCTGCATCTGACGTAATTTTTATTTTTGCTACCTCATTAAGTTCTTTCGTAATTGCTTTTAAAGCGTTAGACAATGCTTGTAATTCTTGTTGCTTCTCACTTACGGTAACTAAATCCAAAAATTCATCTCCTGTTGTAACAAGATGACTCATTGATCGTTTGACTTCTATAATTTCAGCGGTGATTAATTGTTTTGCCCCTTGTAAATATTCAATTGGTAATTGCCCTATTTTTTGCATTAACTCTGTCAAGGCTTTTTTAGAAGTATTTATTGTTTCAACTTCAATAAAAGCTCCTTTTCCTAACTCCATTCTTTTTATTATCAGCAAATCAAGTTGCCGTAATACTTCTTTATAATTTGCTGCGTTGGCTATATTATTTGTTTCATTTAATTCCTCATTTAACTTTTTTTGCTCTTCTTTTGCCTTCATTGCTTTACTCCGAAGACCTATTAATGCCATTGCTAACAACCCTACTGCCCCAATTAATACTGTAAAAGGATTAGTCATCATAGCTATTTTTAAAACCCCAAACATTTTAACAACCCCATATCCAACGGAGATTAATCTTGGTAAAACATTACCGATTAAAAAGCCAAGTATTTTTATTACAGGACCAAGTATCATAATCAAAGCTCCTATACGAACTACCGTTTGTTTTTGGGCGTCATCTAAACCTCTAAACCACATCGTTGCTTTTCTAATACCATCACCAAATCTTACCAACATAGGTATTATCTCCTCAGCTATGGTTTTCCCAAACATTGTTAATCCTGTCTTAACTGACGCCGTAGCTTGATTCCATTTAAACTCAAATGTTTCTGCAGCTGCTCCAAATGCTTTTGCACTTGAACCTGCGGCTTCTGCTAATGATGCAAATATAGCTTTGTTGTCTTCCAAATTAGCTCCCATAATATCCAACGCCCCAGACAATGCCCGAATATTTGGAAATACATCACTCATAACAGTTTCTCCATATTGAGCAGTTAGTTTCCTGATTTCCATTAAGGCTGCTAATAATCCATCTTGTTTTATTGTTTTTCGTAAATTAGCTGCAGAAGTGTTCATATTATATAAAGCCTCTTCAGCTTGAGAAGTTGGTTTTAATAGTGAAGCTAATATTTGTCTTAACTGCATTGAAGCCGTTGCTGCATTTGTACCTGTACGAGTCATAGCTGCTACTGCTGCCCCAACCTCATGGAATTGAACACCCATGTTAGAAGCTATTGGTAAAACCATTCCCATTGTTGTTGCTAAAGCCGTTGCCTCAGCTTTACCTTCCCTTACTGATGCTGTTAATACATCAGTTGCCATAGTTGCATTTAATGTTTCTTTTCCGTAAGCATTCATGGCAGATGTAACCAGGTCGGCTACTACTTTTGTTTCTCCTAATCCTGAAATAGATGCCTTCGCAGACATCCTCAACACATCCATTGCCTCAGCTCCTCTAATACCCGCCGATGTAATAAAGAACAAAGCATCGGCTAATTCCTTTGGAGCTTTACCAAGTTGCGGAGCCATTTTAATAATATCCTGACCCCATTTATCCACCTGTTCCCTGGCAATACCTACCAATCCAACTATTTTAGACATTGATGACTCAAAATCCATACTCATTTTCACAGCTGCACCACCAACCAAAGCCATTGGTAAGGTTAAGTACATTGTCATACTTTTACCTACCTTTTTCATAGCTGCTCCGGTTGTCACTAACTTTGCATTGATTCGAGTTAAAGACGCCTGAGTCTTCTTTTCAAACGCCAGCATATCCTTTTGAGCTTTCACAAGCCCTGCACTATTGACTCCTAATGTTGCTACTAATGCTCCTAAATTCATTTCTTTTTATCCCTCTTCTTTGGTGGATTTTTATTAAATTTTGCTTCCCTTTCTTTTTCCTTTTTTACTCTTTTATTTTGTATATCTGCTATCTGTAACCATATTTGTTTCTGTTGCTCTGTTGTCTGTCGTACTGGTTCCCTTTCTTCATCTGGATCTCTATCCCATTCCGGCATAAACAAATCTGGGGAAGTCATTTCAACGTCTTTCTTTCCCCACACCCTACGAGCAATATTCATAATCAAAGAACTTAGTGAAGCCATTGAAAATTCCCAACGACTATCCCCAATAGGTTCTAATCTATCATAAGCCTGCCACTCACTCAACTGTGAGCTTGTCAATTCATCCAGTAAATAATCTGGATGAGCGTAACCTAATTCTTTACAGAGCCGGAACTGGAAGCGACGTCCTGGTCGCTGTCTGAGTTTTTTACTAACTCCTCCTTATCCTCTTCTGTTATCCCATTTAACTTACCGGCTGCATCTGCTATCTTAGTCAATTTGGAAGCACTCATGTTTTGACTTAATGTAGCAAAATCACCTGGTTCCATTAAATTCTTTCCTTCCGCATCACACAAACAATTAACAGCTAACTTAGCCCGGAAATCGCCCATTGATTGTTGATAATCTACAATCTTACCTGTTTTTGATTTGATTTTCTTTACCAACAGATTTTCAAACTGCTCCCTTTCTCTTCCTGTCATCTGACGGACAAACACAATTAGATTACCCCCCAAATCAACCTGAACAGTTTTTAATGCTTCCTTTTTTAACAAATTCTCTCTGGTTAAAAGAACTCTTTTTTTTGTCATGATTTTTAACTTTTTAAAAATTAATAAAAATACTTGATTAGTACTATTTTAAAACTCTATCTACTATCCTGGCGATGCCGAAGCCGACCCAGAGTTGAGTGTTACTGTTCCGCTGATTTTAATAGTCACATCAAGTGTGATTTTATCATCAGGGGCAATAACTAATGGTAACTCAGTTACCAATCCTTCAAACTCCAAGGTGGTTGTCGCCGTGTCAGGTAGTACAACTTCATAGTTGACAAGGGTGTCACTTTCAAAATCATCTTTCATCGTAGCATATTGTGTACGAGTGAAATTCATTGAAAGTACAACAGTCCCTCCATCTCGGAATCCCGCAATAAACTCACGGTATCCATCAGTTGAACCAAGGGTAGTTACATCAATCGTATCTCTGGTCATACTAGGACCAGTTATAGTATTTATTTCTGATATCGCTGCCCAAACTCCGGTGCTGGCATTCCATCTCCGAAATACTGTGCTAACACCTGATACTGCTTCACTGCTCATTTTTTACCTCCTTTTCATTATTAAATTAAACAAACATCATTATCTTCGCTGTATATTGAAGTTAATGACAAACCGTACTCTGCTATTCTCATCCCAGTCCAAAAAAGCTGGACCACTTGAACAATAAATAACTGAGTACAAAGTTCCATCATTACACGTCTCCTGTGCCCGGCCATGTAACGAAGTCCTTATCTTTTGTATTAATGCCCATCCTGCTACGTAACCAGTATTTCGTACTCTGATTTGAACGGATGGGTAGTAATAATTTTCTCCTTTTCCTGCCAAAGTTAATTGTGGTGAACCTCCTATTGTATCAAATATAGTTACACAATTCTTTGGTGCTGTTGGCTCAACTGCAATGAATAGATTTCTTCCCTCTATTTCGGGATCAAAAACCAAATTTAAAGCCGTATCGGCAACCAGCATATCTTTGATATCTTCGCTAGGACTATTCATTTTATATGTGCATTTTTTCTTATTGTTTCCACTATTAATTTCCTATTCTTTTTTAAAGATGCTTCAAGAAACTTTGCCCCAGCTCCGGCTCTACGAGTATATTTTTTAGTTGCTTGAGTTACCTTACCACTTTTTGTTCGTTTTATTTTACTTTGATCTCCTGTAAAATTAGCATCTACCATCTCATGAACAAATGTTGCATAATTAGCACTAAATCCCATTATTACAACTGGCATCGGAATCGCTACTGCAACAGATTTATATTCCGATATTACAGAAGCATGATCAGTGGCTAACTTCCCTGCTTCTTTTCCCTCAAATGAAGCCTGTCCTCCTTTTTCAATCTTTGTCCCTGAAGTAACAAACCAACTAGCTCGTAAATTACCAGTATCTATTGGAATTATAGGAGCACTAAAATCCATATCCCTACGAATAATGATAGAAGCTTCTATTAATCCTTTTGTGGATCTTCCTTCAATCTTTTTAATTTCCTTAGCAAGATTAGATAAAACAATATCCATCCCTTTTAATCCTGTATTTGGGTTTACTGATGCCATTACAAATACGCCTTTCTTATAAACTTATTACTCTGCCGGTGTTCCGGAGTCTTTTCAAACAATTTAATCTGGTATGCCTTGTCAACATCCGCTGGATTATCTTCCTCTGCACTGGTTAAAGCTCCTGAACTATCCAACGTACCCAAATACAAATAACCCTCTTCATCAACATCCTGTAAAACCCACACCTTAGCTTTTGAAACAATTTCCCGGCTTTTTCTATCATCCCCAGCCATTGAAATCACCTCATTAACATCTTCCCAACGGCATTTAATCTCAACAGGATCATCATATGCAAATCCACCTCTACCATCATCCTGTGGATTGCCCCAATAGACTGCATCCTGATTACATAATCGACTTATAAAATTTGCTATTCCCATTACTCAAAACTTGTTATTGCATATATTCCGGCACCTTTCTTACCAATATTAGCCATCTTACCTGTTATATCTAATTGTAATACCATTTGTCCGTACGGGGTGGAAGATAAATTCTGTTTCCACTCACCTGTATATTTCACCGTGGCATCCCCCAACTTTTCCTCTGTGGTTGTTTTCCATACCGTACTAGCTATCATATGAGCTGTAAACCAACGTTCAATGTCTTCCAATAAAACAGTTCCAATACTGGCATCATCTCCAAGTATTTTTGTTACCAAAGCATTTGCCCCAAGTATAAAAGACTCTACTCTGGTATCACTCAAATTATCCTCAGTAAGGTTATCCATAATCAATCTAACTTCTGCGGCTGATGTCCGTGTTGCCATTATTTACCTCCTATTTTTTTGCTTTTATATATTTCAAATTCATCCTCAGTAGGTGTTTCGTATGTTGTATCTTTCCACAATGTTCCTCCAGGCAAATACACCAATCTACTTTCATCCCAAAATCCTCTCATCATATTCCTCCATGC